GAGCCGGTTCTGGAAACCGGCAAGACCCACCTGTTCATCCACATTCCGGGTGAACCGAGCTTTGCGATCATCCCCACGGGCATCAGCAGCACTCCACCGCCATCCGGCACGCAGCCGATGGGGGCGATGCGGTACGCCTACTGGCTCCAGTACGTGGACGACCACAACATGCATGTGTGGAAGTTCAAGATCACCGGCAAGAACCCGACCACCGGCCAGCTTGAGGGCGTCTGGGAACAGAAGAGCTGGCCGTGCATCGCCTGGCGGAGCCCCATTGCCCCACCGACCAGTTTCGCCGGGCTATCCGTGTGGGTCTGGATCTACGACGCCAATGGCACGGCGCAACCGATCATCGGCCAGCAGAAGTGGGCGCAAATCCACCTCTCGACCTTTATCAGTCAGGCCAACGACGTGAAAGCCGCTTTCCCAAATCATGGCGATGTCTTGGTGTTTGACTCCAACGAAAACAAGTGGGTGAACATGAGCAAGGCGGACTTCCTCGCCATGCCCTGATGCAGTGGCTCAAAATGCCCTCGCAGAACACGATGCTGCTGGGGCTGCTGGGCCTGCTGCTGGTCAGCAGTGTGTCGTACACGAGGGAAAGCCTGCTGTTCTGTGAGAAAGCGCTCTACGGCGAGATGAACACGATCGCCAAGGAAGGCACCGCCGACAAGGCAATCAAGTTCACCGATGTCTGCCCCGAGGTGCGCCAGAAAGCGGAGAACCAGTTGAACCGCTGGCTTGAGGTGATCCTCGCCCTGCTGGTGAACCTGACACCACACCCGCCCGAAAAGCCCTAGGTAGCGTGAGGGCAGCACTTGTACTACCTATGGCCGATACCCTCACCTCCCTGCTCAACAGCACGATCCAAGCCGGCGAGACAAGCATTGAAGAGCCCTTGCTGGATTTTCTCGATGACTTGGCGGATGGCACCTACAAGGTCGGCGGCGGCAGCTTGACCATCGAGACCGTTGATCCGGTCGTAGACGAGATCGTGGGCACTTGGACAGACAACGGTGCTGTCCTGGCGAGCACCGACTGGTTCACCGGGCAAGAGACAGCTAGCCAGGGACTGATTGATCTGGTAACTGGCCTGGGGGATAGCAGCGCCTACTTTGCGTGGGACACCGACACGGTGACCACCGCCGTCGCAGGCAGCACCACCAACATTGTGGACACCTGGGTCAGCAAGAACGCCCAGATCAAAACGACTGCTTGGTATGGCAACAACGCGGCTGCTCTGGCCGCAGCAGAAGCCGCCAAGGTAGATGGCGCCATCTTTGCGATTTCTGGCAGCAATGCGGGCGTGACCTATGCCTACTGGGACTCCGTGTCGCAGATCGCCAAGACTGGCAGCGCAGCCTCTACAGCCGTGCAGACGTATGCCACCAGCTATGTGGCCGCCAGATCGGTCACCACGACCACGGTTGACACGCTGCACTGGGACGGCGATTCGCTGGAGACTGTCACGTTCCAAGTCGGCGACGCCATCAGCTATGCGACAGGCGTGACAGATGGCTACACGCTTGCCACCTGGGACACCAACAAGCAGCCCCTCCTGGGGATGGAGCTGTTTGGCGGTGACATCCAACTGGAGATCATCTGATGGCCAAACCTAAAGGCAGCCCCACTGCCCAGCCCATCGCTGACAAGGTGGGAAAGAAGACCCGGCAGGGCAATGGCTTGCGCTCCAAGCCCAACCACGGCAGAAAGAAGAGGCGCGGCCAAGGCAAATGACGGATGACCTGCAGGTGGAAGTGATCGACGCCGAGTTGATCCGCGTCTCGCTCACCCGCGATGGACGCACAGCTTCCACCTACGTCACCAGTCACCACCTCGTGGAAGACAAGCGCCGACAGCTGGTTGCTCACTTCGAGCAGAATTAACCCAGCCCAGTCAGGTCATCTACACTAAGTAGGTAACCCTTACTGCCTGGATGACAGAAACGCAACTTGGGGATCCTTCCGTGATGGATCAGGGTTCGCCCGTGGCGACCCCACCCGCTGCACCTGCACCGGCCGCTGACCCTGCCGCACTGGCTGCCAAGCTCGCCCTCGTCCAGCAGGACAAGGCGCAGCTGGGTGAAACCAACAAGCGCTTGAACGAGCGTTTGCAGGAGCTGGAGCGCAAGTTCAACGAGGCGCAGGAGAAGCTGCTCACCGGCAAAACGCAACAGCTTGAGTCGCAAGGCGAGTACCAAAAGCTCTACGAGGAACAGAAGGTCGGCATCAGCAAGCTGCAAGACCAGATCCGTGATCTGGAAGCGCAGCTGGCGAATGAACGATCCGCTGTCGCTCAGGAGCGGCTGAAGGCTGCAGCGCTGAACCAGATCAGCCGCGCTGATGTGGTCAACGCTGAGCAGATGTACCAACTGCTCAGCCCGAATCTCAGGGAAGCCGATGGAAAGGCGGTGGTGCTCAACGGGGGCGTCGAGCAACCACTGACGGACTATCTGGCCCAGCTGAAGAACCCGGGCTCGGGGTGGGAGCACTTCTTCTCAGCCTCTGGCGCACGCGGCATGGGATCCAGCCCAGCCAACGCCGCTTCTGTGGCACCCGGTATGCAGAACCCTTGGCGAGCTGAGACGTTCAACGTCACCCAGCAGTTCGCCCTGGAAGCCAGCAACCCGGAACTCGCCGCCGCGCTCAAAGCTGAAGCTGCAAGGGGTTAACACGGAAACCCTGCATTCTTGAATCATGGCAGCGCCCATGCAGAACTACGGGGGTTTTTCAACCCCCACCCCTGTTGCCATTGGCAGCAGCGGCACCCCCAACTGGGGCAGCACCTTCCTCGGCGATCTTGTCACCAAGGTCAACTTCGGCGCCTATGTGCGCGAAGCGGTCTACGGCAACTGCCAGTGGGTGCAATCCGGCATCATCCAGCGCAACACCACCCTCGATCTGTCGAGCGGTGGCACTCGCATTACCGTGCCATTCTTCAAGCCTTTCCTAGCTTCTGAAGAGCACATCAAGAGCACAGCTGACTGGGGCGCCAGCGGCAAAGGTTACCTCACGCCTCAGAAGATCAACGCTGACTCCCAAGTCGCTGCAGTGATGCACGACGGTTTCGCCTGGTCTGCTGATGACCTCAGCCGTCTTGGCGCAGGCGCTGATCCGATGGCGGCCATCGCCAGCTACATCACCGACACGGTGCTCCGCAACCGCACCGCGAAGCTCAAGGCGATGCTCGACGGCGTGCTGGGCGTTGGTGGCCTTTCCGGCCACACCGTCAGTGTTGCTCGCACCGGCGCCGGCACCTCGGCTGAGGCCAACTTCCTCTCCGCTCCCAACGTCATCAAGGCGTCGGTTGTGCTGGGGGAGAACGCCAACCAGGTGCAGTACATCGCCATGCACAGCCATGTGTATGCGTACCTGCGGACCATCGGCCAGCTGGTGTTCTCAACCTCTGCTCTCAGCAGCGGCGGCAACATCGCCTGGGGATCTGGAGGTGTGGGAATCACATCAACAGAGGTGGCAAACTTCGCTGGCTATCGCGTCATCGTGGACGACCAGCTGACCCCGACCACCAGCGCACAGAACGGCGATTCCTATCCCGTTATGCTCTTCGGGGCAGGCGCAGTTCAGCAGGGTATTCAGCAGGACTTCCGCGTGGAGTACGAGCGCAATATCCTCTCCAAGCAGGATATTGCCAGCTGCGACTACCATCAGCTGCTGCACATTGACGGCGTTTCCTACAAGGGTGCCGACAACCCCGACAACGTGGAGCTGGCCAAGGCTGCCAACTGGGAACTCAAGTACGACCATCGCCAGATCCCTGTGGTCAAGCTGGTGGTCAACTGCCCGTATGCCGCCAACCCCTGAGACACTGCTCAGTGGAATGTTTGGGGGCCGCAAGGCCCCCTTTTTCATGTCACACCTTGGGCTTCGTGCCGAGGATCCAGCCAAGGTCACCGAAGGTGTCGGCAGCGCTGCCCAGGCGGGCGTCGTAGGCGGCCAGGTCTTCGTAGGGGCGAGCACCGCTGTAGAAGCCGGAGCTACCCACGGGTACCGCGATGGTGGAGGGGAGCTGCGGGCCGTCCGGCGTGGTGTTCAGCGTGCCCGGAGCGTGACCACCAGTAGGAACAGGCGCGTCTGCCTGCTCGGGCACGATCACCGAGACATCGCCCGCACCGCCGTCTTGCTGATCAACGGGGTCCGGCTCGACGGACATAGCCACCTTGCTGGTGGCGAATTTCTTGATGGCCATAAAGATGAGGCAGGTCCTATCCATTGTGGCTGCGTAGGATGGCCGTATCCCTGCGCGGGGCCTGTGGTGGGCATCATTCGGCTTTACTTGGAAGCCCAGCGAGAAGCTGCCGCCGCACATGCGTCCGCAGAGTTTCGTGCCAATCATCGACTGCAATCCTGAGCAGGCGTCTGATCTGAAACGGCGCCTGACCCGCCAGGGCTATTCCGTGATTGCTGTGCCGCTATGACTTTGCCTGTCATCGACGCAGCGGATGCGACGGCGTATTTCACTGGCACGGTGCGGGAAGCAGCGTGGCTGGCGGTGGCGGATCCTGATGCGCAATTGAGCGAGGCGCAGCGATGGTTGTCAGCGCTTTGCTACGACGAGACGAAGGACTGCTGCGGGCGCGACTTCCAAGTTGCCTACCTATCGGCAGTGTGCGAGCTGGCGCTGGCGTTGAGCGCCAATCCGACTGCTGTGATTGGCGGGGCCGTGACGGCGACAGGGCCGACGAAGCGGCAAAAACTGGGCGAAATGGAAGTGGAATATTTCGAGGCTGCTGGAGCGGCTAAGGCGGGACGGTATGGCCCCAATGCTCCGCTGATTCTGCAACGCTTCCCATGGCTGGGGGACATTCTGGGCTGCTGGTTGAAGGTGGCGACAGGTAGCAGCCGGATCATCGCCAGGGTGAGGAGCTGACATGGACGTTTCAGCTGCCTTTCTGCCTGTTGGTGTCGAGCTGATCGACAACACTTTTCCGACTGAGATCGTGTATCACCAGCACGGGGCAGGGACTTATGACCCGTTGACGGGTGCGGTGACAGGTGGCGACACCGATCATGCGATCAAGGCAGGCGTGCTGAGTCGTAGCAGAGTGGAAGAGGGCGGTGTTAATGAGGTGTATGAGATCAGCCTTTGGGTTCATCACGGCGCTAGCGGACTGGCTTTTCTCCCGACCACAGCAGACAGTTTCACGTATGACGCCGTGGTCTGGAAGGTCGTGTCCGTTGAACCGACCTATTCCAGCAAGACGCTGATTGCAAGCAAAATCAAAGGGAGGGCCAACTGATGCCGCGTTTTACCAAGGCAGATGATTTTGGTCGTCACATGAAGAAAGCGCTGGACCGCCTGCAAGCCGAGACGCTGATTCAGGTTCAGGATGAAATCGGGACTACCGCAATTTCGCCTTACAAAACAGGCCGCCTGCGTAGCAGTTGGTTTGCGGCGGAAGGGGAATCAAGCAATGAAACGGCTCCAGAGGGGACGGACCGACCGAACCGTGACGCCAGGGAGCTTCGGGTTGATTCCAGCAAGACGTATCACCTGACAAACAACTTGGATTATGTGCAGGCGGTGGCGCTTGAAGGCAAAGTGCGTTCTCAGCCTCCGAACTGGTTTTTTGATTTCATCGCTGTCAGGATTCCTGAAATTCAGGATACTGCGGCTGACGTGGTGAAGCGCCGCTTTGATCTGTGATGGCAAGCTTTCAGGACGTCAGGGGTGCGATGGCAAAGCTGGTCAGCGATGCGCTGATTGCAGCTGGCATTCCGTTTGCGGACCAAGTTTTCGACAATGTGCAGGAGACACCACCGCAAGACAGCAGCGGCAGCTATGCGCGTGTGCTGATCAATTTTCCGCGCACGACACTGGAAACGATCGGCTGCGAAGGAGTGGATCGAATCATTGCGAGTTGCAACGTTGTCCTTTACACGCCAAAGGGCAAGGGGATGAAGCCAGCGGAAGATATCGCTCAGCATGTGATCAAGGAATGGGTGCGCGTCAACAAAGCCATTCAGGGCTCAGCTGCGCCCAACCCGATTCGGCTCAAAACATGGAGCATCGTCGGCCCAAACGCGTTGGCGCCTGACCAGGGGCCACATCAGGTGACACAGTTCGCTTGCGCTTTTACAGCACGCCCTGCGTAGGCTTGTAGCGCCTGAGCCCCCGCAGGCAGCAGACGCCCCCGCCTGTTGTTTATCTGAGGTCCCCAAGTGGCCGTCAACTGCCAAACGAGTGCCCTCACGGGTTCCGATGGTCTGATCACGTTCAAGCCTGCTGGTGTTCAGTTTTGCCTGAGCGACGCAACCGACTTCCCCGCTGGCCGCTACATCACCGTTCCGGGCAACCACGATTACCGCGTGGATGATCCTGTGGTCTTCAAGACTGAGGGAGCCAGTGTGCTGAACGCCGCCCTGACCGCGAACACCACCTACTACGTCGTCGATTCGACCAAGACCGGCATCGCCGTGTCTGCCACCAAAGGCGGCGTCCCCATCAGCCTGACCGACACCGGCGGTCAAGCCGGTTCCGGTATCGCCTCTCTGGCTGCCGGCACTGCAGGTGTGGGCTACACCACTGGCACCTACACCGATGTCCGCCTCGTGCAGACCATCGGCCAGACCAGCGAATCCAGCGCTCGCGCCACCGTGGTGGTTCCTGCTGGCGGTGCCGTGAAACGCCGGTGCGATCACGATCACCTCAGCCGGTAAGAACTACACCACCGGCGCCGGCACCATCAGCCTGAGCGGCGGTCGCAATGCCTCCGGCGACGCGATTGACAAGGCGGCTCCCAGCACCGCCTTTGCGGGTACGGCTACATTGACCACGGCACGGGAAAATACAACCGGCCACATCAATGTTTCCTACGCTCAAGCTAGCGTAGTGTGCCAAGTTCAAGAGTGGTCGATGGATTTTTCTCGCGAAGAAATTGACATCACTACTCTTCCTTGCAGCACCGGCGGTGAAGCTGACAAGTACGCCAGCTTCCGCACCACCATCCCTGGCTTTGCCAGCGGCTCCGGCACCATGAGCGTGCTGTTCTCTGGTGACTCCACCAGCCTGAGCAGCCGCCTGATTGCCAACTCGCTGCTCAAGAGCCAGGCCGGTGCCACGGTGAAGCTCTACGTGAACGCGATCGAAGGTGCCAGCTCCGGCGTGATGGACGACACCCTGTCGTCCTACATCGAGGCCCCGGTGTCCCTGGAAGGTTTCTCCATCTCGGTGAACACCAGCGACGCCATCGTGG